GAACAGAGTGCAGGTGGGTCTTCCCTCTGGTGCCAATGCCTACCCTGATGGCACCTCAGTCATCATGGTGGGGGCGACACATGAGTTCGGAGTCCCAGAGAGTGGCATTCCTGAAAGGTCCTTCCTTCGCTCCACTGTGAGAGTGGGTAGGAAAAAGTATAAGGCTTTCTGGAGAAGCTTCGGCGCAGCTGTAGCCAAGGGGGATGAGACCCCTGAGAGTGTGCTCAACAAGCTGGGCCTCCTGGTGGCTGGTGATGTCCAGCTCACAATCACCCAGATGCAGAGCCCACCCAACACTGCTGCCACCATCAAGCGGAAGGGCTCAAGTAGCCCACTGGAGGATGATGGCCACCTCAAGCAGTCCATCACCCATGAGGTCACGAAAAGCTGATGACTATTGATGTTTCTGATGTAGTGGACAGCATTGAGTTCACCCAGGCTGTGACAGTCAACAGGGTGGCCCCAGGCTCCTATGTTGATGGCCTGTGGGTTGATGGGGCAAACTCAGCAACAGCCATCTCAGCAGCAGTGCAGCCTCTCTCAGACAGAGACAGGCAGGCATTGCCAGAAGGCATCAGGACCATGGAGCTGCTGAAGCTCTACACCACCTTTCAGCTCAGGACTGCAGATGAGAAGGCTGGCCTGAGTGCAGATGACATTGTGTTCCAGGGGGATACCTACAAGGTGGTCGCACTCACCAACTGGACCTCCAATGGGTATGTCAGAGCATATGTGGAGAGACTCAAATGAGCTTGCTGGAGGAGCCAGTCAACAAGGCAGTCAGAGACCTCATCACTGCCATCGTCAACCCGGTCTTCCCCCTCACTTCCATCAAGGCTGATCAACCTGGGACCAGGCCAGCTGGGATGTACTCCACAGTGAAGACCATGACCACCATCAACCCAGGCTGGGATCAGGCTGTGAGGGTGGACTCTGGTGCAGAGGATGTGGAGAGCACACTGGAGGGGCTCAGATATATTGGGCTGTCCATCAACTTTTTCAGGGGCTCCTCCAGGGATGCCGCTGTGTTGTTTCAGCAGGGCATACAAAGGCACATCACCTCCCAGACCTTGTGGGGCTTGGGCCTGGGTCTGCTGTCCTGGACAGAGGTGAGGGACCTCACTGCCCTGGTGGATGCGGCGCAAGAGTCCAGGTCTCAGCTAGACTTGGTTCTGAATGCAGTGTCCACTGACCAGGAAATCATTGAGGCCATTTTGACCTCTGACATTGTTGGAACATATGACAACCAGGCCAAGCAGTATGACTTGACAACAGAAGTGAGGAATACACCATGACCCTGCCAGTTAGTTCCATCGTCAATGTGCAGATCAGTGTTGCACCCCAGTTCCCCTCCAGGCTGGGGTTTGGTACTGCACTGCTCATCACAACCAACCCCACCGAGATCACCAAGGCAGAGCGGTTGCGATTCTATGCCAGCCTGTCTGCTGTTGGGGATGACTTCGCTGTATCGACTGAGGCCTATGCAGCAGCCCTGGTTTACTTCTCTCAGAACCCTCACCCCCAGCTCCTTGCCATTGGTGGGTGGTTCAACACCAGTACCCCTGGTGAGATCCTGAGTGGGGTTGGGCCTCTCACTGTGATTGCCACCTGGCAAGCTATCACCGATGGTGAGTTCACCCTCAGCATTGATGGAGATGAGGAAGACATCCTCGCCATGGACTTCAGTGGTGATGCTGACCTGGATGCTGTGGCTGCCACCATTGAGGCAGAGCTGCAGGCCATTGCTACTGGTGGATATGTTGCAGCCACCTGTGTGTGGGAGGCCACTGTTGGCAAGTTCATCATCACCAGTGGCACCACTGGTGCCAGTTCCACCATGTCTCTGCTGGAGGTTGTTGATGGTGGAAGTGGCACTGACATCAGTGAGCACCTGGCCATGACCTCTTCCAACTCTGGTGTGGAGCTGCAGCAAGGGTCCACAGCTGAGCTGATTGAGGCTGCCTTGGATGATGCGCGCAACACATCCAATGAGTGGTATGGGTTGGTATTCACCAGAGAGATTAGGGACAACACTGTGGTGGAAGACACTGCTGACTGGGTTGAGGCCAACTCCAAGGTCTTTGCCACCTGCAGCAATGATGCCACTGCACTGACCACTGGCACCACTGACATTGCCTACTACATCCAAAACAACAGCCTACGCCGATCCATGGCAGTCTATTCGTCTGTTGTGGATGAGTACCCTGATGTGAGTGCACTGAGCAGAGCCTTTGTGGTGAACTTCTCTGCACCCAACTCCACCCTCACCCTGAAGTTCAAGCAGCTGCCCACTGTGGCCTCTGAGAAGCTCACCTCCACTGAGAAGCTCAACTTGGACAACAAGAATGGGAATGCTTACATCGATGTGGGGGGCAACCCCATGTTTGCTGAAGGCACCATGGGTGATGGCACTTACTTTGATGAGGTCCATGGTGTGGACTGGTTGCAGAATGCCATTGAGAACAATGTCTTTGGCTACCTCTACACCAGGACCACCAAGGTGCCCCTCACTGATGCAGGTGGTGCTTCCATTGAGCAACAGGTCATCAAGGCTCTCAATGAGGGTGTGGTCAATGGGCTCATTGCTCCTGGCACCACCATTGATGGGACCTACCTGCCTTTGGGGTATGCCACCCTGGTCCAGCCTGTTGCACTGATGAGTGCTGCTGCAAAGGCCAACCGAGAAGCACCTAACATTTCATTCACTGCCCTCCTAGCTGGGGCAATTCACAGTGCTGAGATCAACGGCACTGTAGAGCGATAGGAGGAGGACAGTCATGCAGTCTTACAGTTTCAAGGATGTGTCAGTGCTGATTGATGGGGTGGAGATCAGGGGCTTTGCTGAGGGTGATGATGTCATCCAGGTGAAGCGCCGCAACCCATCCCACCTGGACAGTGTGGGGGCTGATGGTGAGATGGTCTTGGCCATCAGTGCTGACCTCAGTGGTGAGTTTCTGTTCAAGCTCCAGCAGACCAGCAACTCCAATGCCTTCCTCTCTGCCTTGGTGGCTGCCTCTGAGAGTGGGGCCAATGTCCCTCTGGCTGTGGTGGTCAAGGACAACAGAGGCAATGACCTCCATGTTGGAGTCAACAGCTACATCACCAAACCTGCTGATGACCAACGGGGCACCAACCCCAATGAACGTGAATGGCTCCTGGTGGCTGAGCGTTTGGACATGATCAGCCTGGGGACCTAACAGTGCAGCCACACTGGCCTGGGCTCCCGTGAGCCTGGAGAGTGACCCTTGCCCACTCATGCCAGTGTGGCTCTTTTCGGCAAGGTGCGAGGCAAGGAGATAGAAAATGAGCTGCAAGGACTTCAAGACCAACATCGATGATGCCGAGGGGAAGGCCCATGAGTATTGGCTGCACCAGATGCCACCCAGTGAAGCCCTCCCCCTCAAGTACAAGCTGGTGAAGCTCCTGGGTGGGGCCATGACAACCCTGCTGGGTGAGGTGGACCTGACAGCCCTGAAGACAGACAAGAGTGCAGCACTGCCTGCCTTGGGGCTTGCAGTGCAAAGCCTGTTCACTGAGGCTGAGCCCATGGATGCCTTCAACCTGGTCAAGGAGATACTCAGCCATGCCAAGCGTGATGGGGCTGACATCAACCTGGATCATGCATATGGAGACAACTACCTGGAGATGTACCAGGCAGTGGGTTGGATTCTCAGGAGCAACTATGGAAGTTTTTTAGCCGGACTCGGCCAGCTGGGAGGCCTCAGAAAGGTGGTTCCAGTGGAGTGAAGCTGGACCAGGTTGCACCCAACCTGGACATGATGCTGTGGAGGCCAGTGTTGACTGAGCCCCCACTGTGCTCCTTCAGGGAGCTGTGTGATGGAACCTACTCTCTGGATGACCTTTATGACTTCCATGAGGCACTAGACCTCAAGGACCATCTGAAGAAGGAGTTGCAAGATGGCCACAGTGCTTGAAAGCCTATTGGTTGAACTTGGGTATGAGTTTGATGATGCAAGCATCAAAAAATTCCAAGAAGGTACCCAAAATGCAGAGAGGTGGGCCAACAGGCTAGTCACTGCATCCCTTGCAGCTGCAGCAGCCATCACTGCTGCCTATGGTGCCACCCTCAAGAGTGCCGATGACCTGGGCAAGCAAGCCAGGACCATAGACATTGACCCTGCCAAGCTGCTTGCCTGGAAACAGGCAGCAGCTGAGGTGGTGGGGTCCTCTGATGGTTTGGTCTCTGCCTTCTCCAGCATCCAACAGAAGCTGGGTGAATATGAGAAGGGCTCTGAGTCTGCAGCTGCAGCCTTTGAGCGTTTGGGTGTGTCTCCCAAGGATGCTGTGGGCAACCTCAGGAAGGTTGATGCTGTCCTGTTGGATGTGGCAACCAGCCTGGGCAAGTTGAAGGACAGAGCCACCAGGCAGGCCTTTGCCTCTGAGCTGGGTATCCCACCTGAGGTGGTGGCCCTCCTGGAGAGGGGCAGGGGTGGCATCCTCAAGCTGGTGGACGCCCATGCTGACCTCCTGGACATCAACAAGGGACAGATTGAAGCTGCTGAGCTGCTGATTGACCAACTGGGCAGGCTGCAGTCAGCTACCCATGGCCTGGCCATCAGGGGCATGGCTGAGTTGGCTCCTGCCATCGGGGATGTGGTGGAGCAGATCACAGCCTGGGTGAGCACTGATGGTGATGAGTTCATGGAGAACCTAGCTGGCCACACTGACACCCTGGTGACTGCACTAAAGATCCTGGCAGGTATGCTCATTGCTATCAAAGCCATCGCCTTCGCAGGCTTCTTGCTAACCTTGAAAGCCACTATAATTGATTTAGCTGCACCACTTGTTGCTGTGTTGGCCACCTTAGGACCCATAGGGTGGGCCCTGTTAGCTGCAGCAGCTGCCATTGGTGTCATGGTTGCATACAAGGATGAGCTGATGGAGCTGTGGGACATCCTGGCCAAGTTCACTGGTGACTTCCTATCAGGCACCGGGGACAAGATCAGTGGCTTTCTTCATGGAGAAGATGGGGAGGATGGTGTCTTGGACAAGGTGGGTGACTTCTTCACCTTTGGTGGTGGGCCACAGCTGGCCACTGCAGGACCTGGTGGTGGGTTGGGGCTTGACTCACAGGCATCATTCTCACAAAGGTCAGCCCCTGGAGGCCACAGGGGCACAACCATTGAACAGGTGAACATCAGTGTGAATGCCCCCAATGCCCAGGAAGCTGCCAGGGCCATTGAAGGGAAAATCAATGAGCTTTCCTCTGATGGCATTGACCAGCTAAGATCACCTGAGGAGGGATGAAGTGGCCGTTAATGGACTATTCATTAGGACAGCCAAATCCATAGGCACCCTGCAGCTGGATGCTGTGCTCAGAGAGAATCATGTGTCCTCTGTCAGCAAGACCATGCACCCCATCGAGTTTGGTGCTGACTTCACAGACCATGTGTTCATCCAACCCCACAAGTACATCATGGAGGGGGTGGTGAGTGACACCCCCATGGGCTTTGCTGCTCTGGGCCAGATAGCCACCAACACCTTGGCACAGACCCTCAGCCCCATTGCCTCTGCTCTAGGCATTGACTTGAGTGCTGTGTCCACCCGATCACAGGAAGCTTTTGCCGAGTTGATCAAACTCCAGCAGCTCAGAGAACCTATTGAGGTGCAGACCAAATTGGTGTTGCTTCAGTCCATGATCATTGATGAGCTGGTTGTCACCCAGGACAAGGACACCAGCAGAGCCCTGTTTTTCAAAGCCACCATGAGCCAGGTTTTTGTGGTGGACACCTCCCCTGTGGTGACTTCAGACAACTTGGAGCCTGGGGATATAGCTGCCCAAGGGGCTTCAGTCATCTCCAGGGGTTTGAAGCAAGCCAAGGAGCTTGCAGTGGGTAGTGTCACTGCCATGAAGTCCACCATCGGTGCCTGGGTAGAACTGGAGTTGAATGATGCTGTATGAGATCCAAGTGACTTCAGAGCCCAGCACCCTCAGCACAATCCTGAATGACCACACCCTGGAATTTAGGGTCACATGGAATACCAGGTATGAATATTGGACCCTGGACATCAGTGTGGTGCTGGTCAGGGGTCTGCCTCTCTTGCTGGGTGGCAACATCATCAAGCAGCACAACCTCCCCATTGCAGGGCTGTTTGTGTTTGATAGTGACAGGACCAACGTGGATGCTGGGCAGTTTGATCTGGGCACCAGGGTCTTGCTCATAGCAGTGGAGGACCAGGTGGACTTCGCTGAGCTGCAGGAGGCAGTGTGAGACTCTTTGGCAGAGGCTTCTTGCTGGAGATCGGGGATGACCTGAGAATCGAGGAGCAGTTTGCCCCAGGTGGCAGTGCCCCCAACACTTCTCTCAGGGTTGTCTTTGATGTGGTGAAGGGCACTGGAGGCTACTGGACCAGAGGCAGGTTTGACATTTACAACATGTCCTTGGGCAGCCAAGAGATCATCCAGGAGTTCATTGGTAGGGAAGGCACCCACACCATCACCTTCAGTGTTGGGTATGGTGGAGCCCTGGAACAGCTCATCAGAGCTGAGCTGCGCAACCAGACACATGTCACCCAGGGCAATGACACTATCACCACCCTGCATGTGAGTGATGGGCTGCTCAACTTCACAGATGGGTACTTCAGCCAGGGCTTCAGCCAGGGCACCAAGCTCAACACCATCATCAACAGCATCGCTGCAAGCATGGGATTGGTGGTGGGTGCCTTTGTTGGCCTGGAGGATGCTGCAGTCAGGCTCAGGCACCTTGCTCTGATGGGCAAGAGCATTGATGTGCTGAGGCAGTTGGGTGATGACTATGGATTCACCTGGCACATTGTGGGGAGCACCCTGGAGGTGGTTGCTTTTGGCTCCATCATTGAGGATGTGGTTGTTGCCCTATCCCCCGCCACTGGCATGATTGGTAGCCCCTCAGTCACTGAGCATGGAGTGATTGTCAAGAGTCTGCTCAACCCACAGATTGCCCCAGGCAGGAAGATCACAGTGGAGTCCAGGGCACCTGTATTCAGGCTGGCCAATCTGGGGGTGCAAACCAGGACCTTGCCCAACATCGCCAACGGGGACTATAAAGTGAACAAGGTGGTCCACACTGGGGACACCAGAGGGAATGAGTGGTACAGCACAGTGACTGCTATCGACAGCAGGCAACTGGGTGCATTGATTGGGGACATAGCAAGTGGCTGAGGAACAAAACAAGACAACCACACTGCTTAACTTGGTGCGCACTGCTGTGCATGAAGATAGGAAGAGGTTGCACACCTCACTCCCTGGCATCATTGAGTCCTATGACAAGAAGACACAGACAGCCAGTGTGAGGGCTGCCCTAAAAAGGATCGTGCGCGACAAAGGCACAGCCAACACCACAGAGGTTGAAATACCTTTGCTGGTCTCTGTGCCTGTCATGTTCCCCAGAGCTGGTGGGTTTGCACTCACCTTCCCTGTTGCTGCTGGTGATGAGTGCCTGTTGTTGTTTGCTGAGAGGTCACTGGATACCTGGATTCACCTGGGGAAGGAGCGCGCACCCAATGACATCAGGTTCCATGACCTCAGTGACGCTGTGGCCATCATGGGCTCTACCTCACAGCCAGGCAGCTTGAGTGGTCACAGTGGTGTGAATGTGAGACTGGCCAAGGATGATGGCACTGCCTTTGTTGAGGTGTCCCCTGATGGTGATGTGTTCATGCACAACGGCTTTGGGGATGTGAAGCTGAATGATGATGGACAGATTGAACTGTCCAATAGCAATGCCACTACACTGCTGAATGTGAATGGCTCCATGTCCATGGTCAACGCTGCAGGTGGCTCAATTGCCATCTCAGCAGCAGGTGTGGTGACCATCAATGGGGTAGTCATTGATCTGTCTGGGAACATCACCACAGCAGGGAACATTGGCACCACTGCAGGTGACTTGTCTGCCCCTGGTGTCCAGCCCTACAGCACACACACTCACCCTGCAGGCACACCCCCTGGTGACACTGGGGCCACTAACTAGGAGAAGATCATGCAGAGCTTTGCATTGGACAGCAACATGGACCTCACATTCAGTGACAATGGCTTTGCCTTGATCACTGAATCAGAGGAGGTGGCCCAGAACATCACCACCCTCCTCCAGTTCTTCCTGAGGGAGTATTTCCTGGACACCTCACTTGGGGTGCCTTACTTGGAAAAGGTGTTCACCAAGCCCATAGACATGGGCAACATAGAAAGTGCACTCAAGACAGCCATACTGACAGCTGATGGTGTGGACCAGCTGACCACATTCAACACTATCATTGACAGACAAACCAGGAAACTGGTTGTCACTTTTGAAGTCACCACAATCTTTGGTGACACTGTAGGAGGATCGGCAAGTGTCTGATGTTTATGGAGTCACACCAGAAGGGTTCAACCGTAAGCGGTTGGACACCATCCTGGAAGACCTCACTGCTGCCTTCAAGACAGCCTTTGGTGACAACTTCAACACTGACCCACAGAGCCCGATGGGGCAGTGGTTAGCATCCTTGGCTGAGTCCTATGCCTTGCTGTGGGAAGTGGGTGAGGCCACTCACACTCAGTTCATTCCCTCCAAGGCTGTGGGTGCCTTCCTGTCTGACTTGGTGGCCCTCAATGGTATCCAGAGAAGGGAGGGAACACACAGCACTGTGACCCTCACCCTGACCGGCTCTGAGGCTACCTTCATCCCTGCTGGCAGCCAAGTGGCCACCAGTGACACCAATGACATCTTTGAGACCTTGGTGGATGCCACCATCCCTGTGGGCCTGACCATTGATGTAGATGCCCAGGCTGTTGTGGTTGGCCCCATCAGTGCAGCCACCTCAACCATCACAGAGATTGTGAGCCCACTCACTGGATGGAGTGAGTCAACCAATGCTTCAGCTGCAGTGGAGGGGGATGCTGAAGAGTCCGATGCTGAGCTGAGATCCAGAAGAGAAGTATCAACAGCTAGGCCTGCCCTGTCCGTGCTGGACGGCATCCTGCATGAGGTGCTCAACACCACTGATGTCACTGATGCGAAAATCTACAACAATGACACAGGCAGTGCAGATGGGGATGGTGTGCCTGCCCATGCCTTTGAAACAGTGGTGAGGGGTGGTGATGGCCAGGACATTGCTGACTCTATATTCCTAAAGAAGCCAGTGGGCATTGAAGCTCATGGGGATGATGTGGAGGCTGTGGAAGACACCCAAGGCACCAGCCATGTCATCAAGTACACAGAAGCCACTGAGGTGGACATCTACATCATAGTGAACACAGTGACCACTGTAGGCTATCCCACTGATGGGGATGACCAGATCAAGCAGGCTATCCTGGACTATGCTGCTGGCCTGCTGGTGGAAGAGGTGTCCATAAAGATTGGGGAGAGTGTAAACCACTCTGACCTGTTCACACCAGTCAACACCATCCTGGGCCACAATGTCACCAGTCTAAAGCTGGGCACCTCCCCTGCCCCTGCTGGTGAGGCTGACCTTGCCATTGCTTTCAATGCAGTTGCCAACTTTGAATTGGCCAACATAGTGGTGAACAGCTGATGGCTGCCTACCCTCACCAGGACATACCAGGCAACCGCTTTGTCACTCAGTACAGAGAAGCCCCCAACCTGGAGTTGGCTGCAGAGACCTCTTTGCTGGGGGCTGTTGATGCTGAGGCTATGTTCCAGGAGCTACTTGCAGAGAGAAGCCTGGAGACTGCTGTTGGGTACAACTTGGATGTCATCGGGTGGATTGTGGGTACCTTCAGGTTTGTGGATAAAGCAATAGTCATCCCCTACTTTGGTTTTGATGGTGCTATTGGGGCCCAGACTTTTGGGGAGGTGGGGACACCTGCCACAGGTGGGGATTTTAAGTCACTGAATCAGCCCAACTTCTTGGGAGGTGAGCTGGATGATGCTGGCCTGAGGAAGTTGATCAAGGCCCGCATTTTGCGCAACAACACAGAAGGCACCATTGAAGACCTGCTCACTGTGTTACTTGCAACGGTGGACAATGCAGCCCCTGTCACCGTTACTGAGACCTACCCTGCTGAGGTGGGCATCACTTTCACAGATACTCTGTCAGATGCAGACAAGGTGATGCTGACAGACACAGACATGCTTCCCATTCCGGCAGGGGTCACAGTGACTTTTGCAGATGCTGGTGGGCCATTCAGTTAGAGGAGAAAGACAATGGCAGACGAAAGATTCCCCACCTGGGCCACTGACACCACTGGGGCTGATGGCACCACCAAGATTGACCCTGGTGCACCCAGCCAGGCTGAAGGGTGGCTCATTGAGCACCCACCTTTTGAACACATGAACTGGATTCTGAACCTACTGGGGGTGTGGCTTGGGAGGGCTGTGAAGCAGGTGCACATCGCCACAGGCACTCAGGTTGAGCATGCCAGTGCCAACATCCCTACTGGCATGATTTCTGTCGGTGACATCATAACTCTGCCCAACACCTTCACAGGTGATGATGGAAAGTTTGTTGAGTTCTGGCCTGGGGACCAGTTTGATGAGAGGTGGGTGAGCTACAAGCCTGTGTTGACCCCAGGTGCTGGTGGAGATTTCACGGCCACTGTGAATGAGGTGGCCACCCTCATTATGAATCTGCACTCCCCTGTGAGGCTTGTGCTGGATGAGACAGCACAGAACTGGATTTTGTATAGCCTTGATGGGCTGGGTGACCCTGCCACTGGTGAGCTGGGTATGTCCGATGCTTTCCCACAAGGGCAGTACCTCAGGACTGATGGCACCAATGAGATGACCAACACCCTGACTGTGCCCACAGATGCTGGTATTGAGTTTGAACACGCTGGTGGGAAGTTGATGCTCAACCACCGCAGTAGTGACGATAGGGTTGAGGTGGGCAATGCAGGGAAGAAGCTGGCCTTGCTGGGCCTCACTGATGATCTGCGCTTTGAAGTAGGTGGCACTCCCACAGTGCGCAGAGTTTTCCACACTGGTGATGCACCCACCATCATGGATCTGAACAGCAGGGTGCTGGACAACAATGCAGCTATCCAGGGCAAGTTGTCTGGGGGTGCCACTCGGAGCATTGCTTTCATCACTGCAGGTGATGTCTTCATCTGTGGTGATGAGAACCTTGGGGCTGAATACAGAGGCCACAACATAGACATGGAGATTGACCCCACCCAAGTCTTCAGGGTCAAAACTGATGGTGCGGGTGTCCTCTTCAGTGCTTACCTGGAGGGGTCCTTGGGTGCTGTTGCCACAGACATCATCATTGCTGGTCAGGAGTCCATGGTGGGCAACCTCCCTGGCAACAGTTCCCAGCGTGCAGGCATGGGTGACAACAACCTCAGCAACTACTCCTTCAGTGGAAGGTCCACTGGTGCTGGCTCCCAGGTGGATGCAGTGGGCCACTACATCAGGAGAGCTGTTGCTGTCTCCAGTGAGGATGCTTACTACTATGAGAACTTTGGCAACAGTGCTCTCTTTCGTGTGGACTATGAGGGCAATGTCTATGGCACTTCCTGGACCACCCTCTCAGACAGGAAGCTCAAGCAAGACATTTACTCACTGGCTGTCACTGATGCTGTGGCCAAGCTCATGCAGCTCAAGCCTGTTTGCTACCGGCTCAAGGCTGAAGTGTTGTCTGATGCTGGTGCCCAGGAGCACCTGGGATTCATTGCCCAAGAGGTTCAAGAGGTGCTGCCCAATCTGGTGCATGAAGTCACCAAGGAGGGTGATGAGCAGACCACCCTGGGCATCCGACAGGAGGAGCTGATTGCACTGCTGGTGGAAACTGTGCAGCAACAGCAACAGCAGATTGAAACCCTGACTACCAGAGTGAATGCTCTGGATGCTATGGTCACCCCATGATCATGGTGGCAAGGTGGATGACTGAGAATGCATCTGGAGGGATGTCACCAATGGATAGACTCCTTGGCTGGGTCACTGGTTTCCTTGGCATAGGTGTTGGGGTGAAGGAGAATGTGACCATGTTGCTGTGTGCATCAGCCCTGCTGATTTTCTATCGGGTGATTGTGGAGACACCCAAGGTGCTGGATGCAGTGGTGGACTTGAGGAGCCGCTGGAAGGCCAGGAAGCTGAGTGGCAGCCCTGCACCTGGGGATGATGACCAGTGACCAGGCTGGAGCTGTTCAGAGCTTACCTACACCCAACTAGAGGAGTCTTTGGTGTGCTCACTGGCCTGGGGCTCCACCAGGGGCTCCAGCTGGTCACAGTGGAAAAGTCCTGGAGGGGCAACCAGCCCTTCATCAGCTGTGTCCCTGATGGGCTCTATGCTCTTGTGAGACACAACGGAACCAAGTACCAGGACACTTGGGTCCTCTCTGGGGGCTCTGTGGCTCCTGTGCCCACTCCAGGCTTTCAGAGGAGCACCTGTGCCTTCCATGTGGGGAACAGGGAAAGGAATGTCACTGGGTGCATTGCACCTGGGGTGTGGTTCGCTGGAGCAACTGACCAGGACAGGGCAGTGAGATCCAGTGAGATTGCAATGGGGCTCCTAAGAGATGCCTTGGATGGAATTGAGGGTGAGCTGGAGCTGCAAATCAGCTCACCAGGGGCTGGGTTGAGGTTTGAACCCCCTGTCATGCCACCCCCGCTGTGATGATACAGACCTGACAACAAAGAGGGCTCCTGAGTCATCCTCAGGAGCCCACACTTTTGTGCTCAGCCCTACTGAGGCACACCTCGGACAGCAAGGTCAACCTGCATACAACAGGCAGCAGCCACCAGGAAAACAATCAGCACTAGTATCCAGTCAACTTTCTTCCACATCCTGGGCTCCCTTCATCTGATCTCTCACCAGGGCATAGTCCTCACCCTGGATACCCATGAGAGCCATGTGGGCTTGCACTTCAATGAGCCAGTGAAGCTGGCTCTTGGGGGCTATGCCAAGGTCCTCATATTTGCCCTCCTCGCACAGCCCCATGTACTCATCTATCTCACCACTCAGGTTGCCCAACAGGAGGTAGAGCCACCTGGGGTAGAGGGCAGTGGATAGCTTGTCGGGTTTAAAGAGTTTGCTGAGGGGCAGCCCCCACTGAGCTGCATGGAAACGGCTATGCCCAACCACCTCCCTGCCAACTTCCTCACCAAAGTCTCCAGCCCACTCCATCCACCAGGTAGCCACCTTGCTGGGATGACTCTCCCCCTCCAGCCCATCCATGTTGGGGCAACCCCAATAACCTAAGTCGTGAGTGATGATGGCAGCCCACTCCACTATGTCAGGCCACTCCTTGTAGAGAATCCTCCAGGCCCAAACTACAAAGAGTGGGTGTAAGATAAACTGGTGCACACCAAACAGCACAGACTTCGTTCCAACCTTCATCACTCCAGCCCTCCTGATTCATATTTCTTGACCAGCCACTTATACATCCTCGCCACCACTTCCTCTCTGCCCCTGGAGAACCTGGCCACAGGCCTAGGGGCTACCATGTTGTAAGCCATGAGGAGACCATGGGTGGTGTCTAAGTGCACCAGGGCATCCACCAGGTCCTCCTCTGTCCTGATCTCCACAGCATCCAGCCCAGGCTGGGTGATGACCATGTTGAAGGTGTCCAGGTGGAACACTGGTGCCCTACTCATGGCCAAGCTCCTGGGCAAGTTCGCGCAGTCTTTCCTTGCCAGCATTCTCCTGGCTCACAACTGCATCCCACTCAGGCTGGTCAATCAGCCCTTCGGCATTGGTCTTGATCAGCTCAGAGATGGCAGAGGGCTCCAAGGCATCCAGCTCCCAACAGCTGTGGCCAAACTCTTCAATGTATCCATCACTTCGGGTGTCAGTGAGCTTGGTGGGGTTGGGTGGTGGGTCATACTCTTCCACCTGGTCCATGTTGAGGGCCAACCGGCGCACATCCACATTGTGCTGTGCAAATATGCTGAGTCTGCTTTGGTTGTCTCTGGTCATGTCGATGCCCGAGGGGTCATGGTCACCCAGGTGGAGCACCACTGGTATCTGACCATTCAGCCTGGCAGCCCTGAACCTTCTGCCAGCAGTCCACTGCTCTGATTGGCTCATGTATCCTCTGCAGGCCATGAAAGGCAGATCAAGGTCATTGCACACACCTTCGATGACACCCACCAATGCATCTTTTTCAATCCACACTTCTGGTCTGTATTTCTGATTCTCCCACCTGTTCATGTGGAAGCTCTTGACACAGGCATCCACAATCTCTGCAGGGTCTGCCCAACTGCTCCTGGACCTGACCCACCTGCCTCTGTCCTCAATGGCTGACCAGTCCACCAGGCCAGCCATCCTGGCATCATTGATGACCCTGCCCAGCTTCTTATACATCTTGTCATTGTTGGGGATGAGGTCCCTGGACACAAACTGATAGTAAAGCTGTCTCAGGGTGAGGGTGAACCCTTGCTGGGCATACTCCTCAATGATGATGTTGGCATGGTTGATCAGGTCCATGGTGGCTGCTCTGAACCGTTTGCCTTCATATTGGATGAGGGGCATGGCTGTGTGTCTCCTTCAGTTGGAAGTGATGAGAGGGGCTCCAGACCAGGAGCCCCTCAGGTTGACCTGTTAGCTGTCCAGGAAGCATTGCCCCCTGGCCTGCTCATGCTTGATCATTGCATCAGCAGCACACAGGAAGGGGCTGCCATGAGGGTTGCTGTAGGGGTTGGTGGAGCCACTCTCAAGCTGATGCCAGTGGGCCACACCCCAGCCCACCTTCTCCTTGGGAGCCACCATCACAAACACCAGCTCATCACTGTCACCAGGGTTGAGCTGCATGACTCTGCACACTCCATCACCATCTCTGTCAATGTCAAAGCTGAAGGCAAAGGTGATGCCCTCCAGCTCGGGGCAGGCCCCGTTGGTGTCCAGGGTCACCAGGACCTCCTTGAGGCCATCAAACTCAGTGACAGTCACAACATCCACACCATGGAAGGTGCCCTGAGCTGTGCCAGCCTTGATGCTGGCCTTGACTGCCTTGTGCACATCCAAGGCATCAGCCTGGTCAGGGTCTTCCTTCTTGGGAGTGTCCACATGGTTGTTCCTGGCATGGTGGTCAGCCAACACCTCAGAGGAAGGGCACCTGGTGAAGCTGTCGGCACAGTCACATGCTTCAGGCTGGGCCTCAGCCTCAGCCACCTCTGCCTGGGCAGCCTTGTCAGCCTTGTGAGCGCATGCATGGACCTTCACATCGTCATGGGTGTATCCCATCTCCTCCATCTCAGGGTCAATCCAGTCATTGAGGACAGCTTCCACTGTGGTGCTACGGTGTTGGATCAACTCGGCATCATGGGCTGCCTTCTCACGTTTGATGTCGCTGCAACCAGTGGCATGGATGGAAGCATGGTGGGAGCGATAGTGGGAGAAGTTGAGCAGCACCAGGTCAGCACCCTGGGTGGGGTCAGCCTTGGGGGCCTCCTCCTGGGCAGGAGCAACCATGGTCTCAATGGCTTCCACATCCTCATCTGTCACAACATCCTCCTCCTGGGCCAGGTCAATGGTGCCGTCTCGCCCAGCCTTATACTCAGCCATAGACACCCAGTGGCCAGCCAGCTTGCCCTTCTCATCCACAGCAATGAAGCCAAAGGACATGCCCTGGGCGCCTCGGGTGAAGGAGTGGCCAATGTAGAGGCCTTTGGTGGTGTCATGGACAAGCATGGTGACACTGCCAACACCTGGGTGACCATGTGAGGCCAGCCGAATCCACTCAACCACTGTCTTCTTGATGGGGTTGCTGCTTGTAATGTTTTTCATGGCCATGGTGTGTCTCCTTCAGGGGGCTGGGTCATCCAGCCAGGTGTTGTGAGAGTCAATATACTCCTTTGCGGCAAGGAGTAAACACCCCTTGAGAAGAAAGTTGGTCATGCCCCTCTTTTAGGCTGCCAGCTTGTGCACCTGGTAGGACCTAACAGCCTGCAGTAGCTCACTTTGTGTGTGCTCCTTGCCTGCCACAGCTGTCATGGCAACAAAGTCCACAGTCCCACTGACCAGGAGCCTGTGGAAGATGGGAGTTTCCACCTGGCCACTCCTGTCAATCCTCTGCCTGAGCTGGTCATACTGCTCAAAGGAGAAGGTGAGGGTGAACCACACCAGGATGTGCCCCCCATACTGGAGGTTGAGACCATGGGCAGCACTGGCTGGGTGGAGCACCAGGATGGGGATGTCACCCGCGTCCCAGGCTTCCTGGATGGCCAGCTCCCTCTTCATGCTCAGCCCACTCTTCATGTGCACTGCCTGGGGATACTTCTTGAGGATGCGCTCAGCCTCATGCTTGTAGCCATATGCCACGATGACTGGTGACCCATTGGCCTCTTCAATGATGTCTTCCAGGGCTTCCATCTTGGCATGGTGCACCAGCTCCCATTCCCTGGTCTTGGTGTCTGTGTAAACCCCACCCCCACTGAACTGCAGGCACTTGCCCATGAGAGTGGCTGCAGAGAATGCCTCCACCTCCCCCTCATCAAGCTCCACAAACATTTTGGCCTCTAGCTCATCATATTGCCTCTGAGCTTTGGGTGGCAGTTCAATGATGATGTCATTGTGCACAGCAGGGATCAGGTCCAGGTACTCATCCCTGCCCATTCTCAGTGCCATGTCCTTGAGCCTTTTGTGGAACTGCTTTTTGGTCTTG